GCACCGTTTCGTAACTCGAAGACGACGTCTCGCCCCTGCCTTGGATCAGCAGGAGAATAGTCATCTCCGAATCCGTTCCTAGCTCTATAGAGTAGCGAAGCTACTCCCCCCTCGAAATGTGTAGTATCGAGAGGTCTCGAATGAGAAGGAGCTAACCTCAGACCCATAAAGCCCTCCCATCCACAGTGATTGTGGACGAAAGAACTAGTTTGGGCTTCATCCCAATTGCACAGTATGCCATCTACATCCCCTGCGTGAGCAGGAACACGGAGATGCGTACTAATGCTCTTAGGGATATGTCGCAGGACACGGAGCCAAGCCCCTCGAAAACGCAAGTCACACCCGTGATAAGGGTGAAGCTTACGATTAGCGAGACGGCGCAGACCGTTAGCCAGCGATAAGAGCTGCGAAAGCTCTTGAGGAACTTCCTCTTGGAGGAAGGGACGGACATCCGTTCCGTAGTAGTAGTCTTTCCCGCATGATTCACGAAAATATCCTTTCCGGAATGACTTCTTAGCATTTAGCTGGAAGCCAAAGAACGTGAGGATTTCTTCGAGGGTCTCATACGCGTCGACTGGAACTACAATGTCATCCCCGTAAACGCTGACCATTTCGGGACAGCCGGAGATGACGCACGCCGAACGAGATAAAGCCCAAAAGATTAGGCTCTCAAGTTCGAAAGTGAAACCGTTCCCCATAGAGGAGAACTTCTCATAAACGAAAGGACTGCCATCGAGTACACCAACTTTTGATCGGCATAAATCGAGCACTCCGAACCACGCATCCGGGAGGATAGCGCGGACAACTTCCCTAGCGATAGTATCACTAGCACTAGAGAGGTCTATCGTCGCCAAGAAACCACGAATCGATCCCTCGCGAGCAAGCTGTTGATTAACAGTTTGATCATCGAGGTCGATAAAAGCAAACGCATCAAGCCTTTTTCTGATCATAGATCCGAGCCCAAGCTGGGCGTAGATGTTGATCAGAGGCTCAATGGCTATTGCTCTCTCCGTCGTGGCGGTTGTCGGCACGAATGTTACACGGTTGCCGGACACAGAGGTCAAATGATCTCGAGTGACGAAGGGCCAAAACCCTTCGACTTCGATATCAGTAATACTCCGTGCCCACGAAGGCGAACTCATTACGAGCACCGCCCCCATGTCCCTAAGGTCAGGAGTGACCGAAGGGGTGACTTGCAGCTTGTCATAAACGGACGTGAGTCCGCGTACCGAGGGGTGATTAAACGCCCCCGGACCGAAACGACAGCTGTTGAGCCACTCCGATGAACGAACGTTTGTACCAAGAACCTCTTGTATTGCGTTAATCGTCAAACAAAATGCTTGACGCACAACAGATGTAGCCCTTTCGGGGTTACACAGAAAGGATCTGATACGCATATTCGTCTCCTTGCACATGGCTTCAGCTTCGAGAAATTTTCTCTTAGCCTCAGCCTTCGCATCTAAACCTTCAACTTTGAAGGGGACTTTTCGGAGGAAGTTGACGGCTTGATAGTCGTCGGCAAACCTCTTAGGGTCATTATAAGATGCGGCAGATACAGACTTTTGCACAAGTTGTGCAATGTCCCCGTATCTGAGCAAAATCTCGCATGAAAGCGAGATAGGAGTCGACAGTGACTCATACAACTCAGTAGCAACCTCTGAAAGAACGGAGACTCCGTTGACTTTCAGTTCCTGGGTCGTTGCGACCAGGGACCCCCAAAGCCCTTTCAGGTGCTTTGGGACTCGAGTTCGAGCCTTCACAGGCTCTCTCCTATCCACTCTTCAGTCGCACAAACAACAAGGCTTTGCGCCTGGTCGAATGACGATTGAGAGAATCCGTACCGCGCACAACTTCTCCAAAGGTTATTCAGAGAAATCTGATGAATCTCTTTGTACGCCTCTCTAGCTTCGACATTAATTGTCGGAACCATCGGGCGCACAAAGTTCCATCTTTCAAGAAAGTGCACGGTTCTCGCCATTCTCAGGACGAAAGAGATGTGACTACCATCTTGCTTGAAGTAAAAACTTACAGCGTAAGAGGGGCTTGATTCAATCAAAGTCCACATGGTGTCTATCTCCGGAATTAAGTGGGAATGGAGCCAGTCTCGGCTGCCGTCTTGATGATGGCTTGCGCAACCGCTTCTTTGAAGCGGGCGTAAGCCTCATCGGCTTCGGCAACGGTGAGCTTGGCTGGTCTCAGGAGCTCGAAATTGAAGGTCAGGGTCCCATCGAGGGCCCCCGTCGTACCGTTCAGAACGGGTCGCGTAAGCTTCCCCTGGATGCGGTAGACTCCGTTCGCCTTGTCTGCGGGCACCTTCTTGGTAACCCGAAAACGAGACGTCCCAAGAATCGACGTTGCACCGCTTTCGATCCATTCGACGTGGTTTTCCGCTTTGGAATCCACGACGAACGTCACGTTAGCGGCGGCGTTGTTCTTGAGGGTGAGATCGGCAGCTGCTGCCATAATTTCTCCGTAAACGCGCAAAAGCGCAAATTAGCCTTCATGTGGGGTTCGACCCAACACCTTCAGTTTCTTGACCTCAACGGAGAGCTCCGCGTCAGAGATAGCCGGAAGGTCATCAACCGAGAACGGCCACGGTTGTCCGTGTTTGTCCTCGCAGATGCCTGCCCAAACTATATACTCCGACTCAAGAGCCTTCCTATGACGGTCATCGGCTGTAGTTGCCATGGTACTTCTCCACGTCTAGCTAGGATGTTACCGGCCGAAACGGCCAGCGTTACCTCGCATCAACGCCAGACTCGTAACTAACCTCTCGAAACCGAGAGAGCTACTAACTGGCGGGTATAGCGAGAGAGGGTTGACGGATATTGGAGCTCGACTGTAGTGTCGCCCTTTGATGTGCCAAGAAAACCGAGGCACAACTCTAAGCGAGTTAGCACTGACTATCTGACTCCGTGCAGGAATGACGGATTCAAGTAGCCAATCTTCTTCAGTCGAATACATAGCCTTCTTTACAGAAAGGCCATGCAATGCCGTTAAACCCGATAACCAGTCTCCAACTGAACAAAACCAGTCGAAAACAAAGCTAAAGGGCACAAGCTCCCAAGCAACAAGAAGAGGGTTAGTCAGTCCCAATTCTCGAAGCTGGACCAGGTTGGGATTTGTCACTTCCAACCAGAGCTTTACCTTCCCAGTAACCGTACCTTTAACAGTACGGGTCTGATAATGGTCGGTAACGCCCGGGAAGAAACCCATAACAAGATTCCTAGAATAGGAAAGCGGTTTCGCAACCGAAGCCCTAACTGTGAATCTGAGTGGTCTTTCTCCCATGTTACGTTGAGCAAAATACTCAGCGTAACCCTTGACCTCCATAAGTAGGGGTGTCCACCCATACTTATACTCAAGCCACGTCTTGTGAACGGTGCGAGGGCTGAGGTTAAGGTTTTGCGCGACCCCTTTTAAGTCGCCGCGTCGAAAACTACGATATGCCCTATACAACCGATTTGCGGATGTAAGGATAAGATCAGTAGTTTTCTGTGCCTCCGCTAGAGTAACAGCTAAGTTACCTTTCACATCAGCAGTTTTCACTAAAGCTTTGAGTAACGTCTCATTCTTTAGTGGTTCGCCAAGACCGCCGACCGCAGGGACGGCAATCGTGTACACCTCCGACAAAGCCAAATTGCTCATCTCATGAAGAGGTGAGACAATTTGATCGAGTGGGTAGATGTATGCGGTTTTCACTCCCGTTACAGTATTCAGAGTATGAACACCCCAAACATCCTGACGGATAGAGGTGTGTTTCGTATCTGAGTAACTGTTGATAGGAAGGTCATACCGAGCAATTGACCCATAGCCCGGAGTATTACTCCACGTTCTCGTACGTCGTGTCCCATCCGGAACAACGGCGTTCGCAGAGGGGTGGTAGTATTCCTCGGAAGGCATAGAGGTCCTTTGACTAGCTCACTATACAGTAGAGCAGAGAGATAAAGGTCCCTACCAG